GATCGCGATGACCTTGGTGGTTCCACCCGTGGTTCCGACCAGATAGCCAATCGCAGTGGCATGGCAGACAGTCTGAACGTAGACGTCGGTGATCGGTTCCAGCGTCACCGAGAACGCTGCCGACGCCCCATTTGCGGTGTAAGGGAATGCCAAGGGCACGTTGGTGTAAGCGTACTTGCCGGTATGAAGCGAGAGATCCGCCAGGGTGTAGGCGATCGTCCCGGACGTGAACGCCGAGGGGAACCAGCGGAACCAGACATCCCGCTGCTGAACACCGGTCTTGACCTGCACGTTGGCCGTGTAATTGGGGCCGACCACGCGCCAGGTCACCTGGCCGTCTACGCTCATCTGGATCTGGTTGGTGGCCACCCACGTCCCGGTGATGGACATCACCAGCTGATTGCCCGCCTTCACAAAGCAGGCGGTTGTGCCCACGCCGGCCGCTGTCTTGGAACTCGACACCGAGCAGGTCTGCGCGTAAGCGGTTTGGCCCAGTCCTGCCAGCAAAGGCAAGCCGAGCAACAGATACAGGAGAAACTTATACAGGAGAAACTTATTCTTGAGTTTGATCATTGGATACCTCGAATGCCCGTGACCAGTTGCGCCAGAGCATTGTCTCCAGTGGTTGGGGATTGGCTGAGATCCTTGGCGGATCCCGCATACTTCGCCGCGACATCCGCGGCGTGCTGCTGTTGGAGCATCTGTTGCTCCTGAGCAATGCTCTGGGCGGCGACATCGGGATCGACCAGAATCTTGGGATTGATGTCGAGGATATCGCCAATCTCCTCAATGGCAGCACCGATATCCACGTAGTGCCGTGCATCGGGGAACACCGGCGCCGCGTTCACCACGGTCGTCAGCAGGCGGTCGACGCCGACAATGCCACTGAGGCGCTGGGCGGTGGCCATAATCGAGGTGTACTCGACCTTGAGCGAGACGCCATGGAGCTCAGGAGGCGCATCGGGAATGAATCCCCGTCGATCCATGATCGCGAACGTGCGATCGACAAGTGGATCGAACCCTTCATCGTTGAACCGCTCGTAAGTGGGCCCGAGGATCAGAGACCGCTCCTGCGCGCGCTGTTCCACCTCAGTGGCCGTCATCTCACCGCGTTCTGTGGAAAGCATCGAGAGGAAGAAGTTCACGAGGAACCCATCCTTGATCTGGTCGCGGTCCTGCTGATTCCACAACTCGAGTTTGTCCAGCGCCACGTTGACCTCGTGCAGAGGCCGAATACCCTGACGGCCGGGACCGTCCGCAGTGTACGTGATGTTGCCGGGCAGCATTGAGATGGACGACTGTTTCAATTCGACGGGAGCCTGGAGTGCTGGCGAAACCATCTTCGCCAGGGCCTTGCCTCCCTCTTTTTTCGCTTGCTGCAGGCCCTTGATGGCGCCGAGTGTCGACATGCCCGGACAGTCCGTGCCATAGGTGTCCTCACCGGTAACGTCCCACCGCGGCGCGATGATCGGGAACTCATCAAAGCCCTGCTCTCGAAGGAACTTTCCTTCGTTGCACCCTTGCTCATACCAACAGGACGCGAACTTCTTGTACTTCCCGGAGAGCATGCGCGGGTTGTAATCCATGTTCGGCGTCACCATCCAATCGACCGGCACATTGGTACCGTACTGCCCTCGATCCCAGAGTGTCTTGACCGTCTGTGACAGGTTCCTCCAGTCGATATCGTTGGTTCCCGGAATCACACCGAACTTCTCGACCAGCTGAAACACCGTCATCGGGTATTCCCGATAGAACGTGTTCACCAGGCCGCGCTCATTCAATGCCATGGCAAAGGATCCGATCGGATAGGAATAGGCGCGGAGTACCGACTCCTCATCTTCGAGAATGCCCACGGCCGCTGATGCAAACAATCCCGCGTCCCCATACATCATGGGCATCACGTTGTAGATGTTCGACTTGGCGAACACCGCCAGCATTCTACGCGTGACCTCGTGCAACCAGCTTTTGACAGGACCGTACTTGGCCATATCCTGATCGAGGATCGTCAGCTTCATCCAGGGCCGCGCCGGAGACGTCATGCCGGCATGCATTCCTGCTTTCAGAGTTCGCAGTGACAGAGTGGCGGTGGTATCGATGATGTTCTGGTTCCGGCGGTCACCCTTGTTTTTGTCATCCACGAACCAGCGAGTGCGCCGCGGCGAGACCATCTTGGCCAGTTCCGACCAGTGAACTCGGAACGTCGAGCGGTCGTTGAGCATCTCGGCCTGCATGATGCCGTACTTCTCACGTTTGGTGAGTCCCGTGGTCTTATCCGCGACGTCCCGGTATGAAGCCAGTTTCACTTAGAGCCCCAGCAGAGTCTTAGTCTGCACGTTGGATTGAGAAATCGATCCGAGCCCGGATGGACTCGTCATGATCGTGGAATTACGGCCTGTCTTAACACCAGGCCCCTTGGTTCCTGCGGTGAGATCCGGCGCCGCCACTGTCGTGGGAGGCTTTGGCACAGTGGGAGCCGCAGGAGGGGTGGTCGCTGGTGGCTTCGGGACACCCCCTGCCAGTAGCTTGTTGAGCAGCAGCCCGGCGCCCACGCCAGCCGCCACCACTCCGACGTCTCGAATGAGCGGATGTTTCCCTGGCGCATTCGCTTTAGCACCACCGAAGACCACTGCCACAGTCTGGCTCACAGATCGAGGCGCTTTCCTTGCGTGATATCCAGATCCACGTATCCCATCAGATGCAGGATCGCGTGCAACGCCGGGTGAGCCAGCTTGGAATGGTGTGTCACTATCTGGACACCCTCCTCACGCAGCGCGATCTCGGTGTGCTTGATCAGCCGGTAAGCATTTCGGAAGTTTCGGAAAGACGGATGCACGAAGAGCACATCTTGGTGGGCCTGCAGGCTGCTGCGGTAGTGCAGGTTATATGCCATGCAGAAGACGGCATAGCCAATCAGCAGGCCGTCTTGACGAGCAGTGTAAATCCGAAGAAGCCCCTCCCCATCCATCTCCAGGTAGCGTTCGATGTTGGGATCGAGAGGAATGTCTTGGAATGCGGAGATCTCTTCGAAATGCTGGACCAATAGAGGCTTGGCCTCTTCGAAGAACGATGCGAATGGCTCCCGTGCAAATTTGGTCTGAATACGTGTCTTTTCCGCAACAGGCATGCGCGGAACTTGACACAAGAGTTTTCCACAGTCAAGGGATTGTGTGATTTATTTTTGACACTACCCGGCGTTGGGGTCGAAATCGTGTTTAGCCACAGAGCTCTGGCCCAATTCTCCAGGATACTGTTCCATCGGAGCATCAGGCAGAAAGAACGTGTTGTTCAATGCGTCGTCATAGTCCGGCGAATACCCGAGCCTGGCTTTCACCAGCCCCTTGTCTTCCAACACCAGCTTGCCCCCGAGAATCGTGTAAGTACGGGCAGTCAGTTCGGTCACGAGCTCTGGGATGTTGGGCAGCTTGCCACCCTTCTTGACCCAGTCCGCCTTGCGGAATGCCATCTCGGTGGTGACGTTCTTGAACCGATGATCGGTCGCCGGCGCATGGTAGGTGATCGGAAAGGCAGTGTACCCGCCGTTGTTCAGGATATCGAACACACCATGACCCCAGTGACCCGTGTCGTCGATGAAGATCGGAACCAGAGATCGATGGCCGCCACCCCACTTCGCCACTGCCCCCGCCACCCGGGCCGCAATCGCCACTGTATCGGCATTTCGCATCGGCACTGGGCGTGGAGGACAGTAGAGACCCTGCCGCGGGAAGATCACCGTGCGATCGTCACCGAATCGCGCCACGTCCACACCGAGCCGCTTCTCTGCCCATTCGTAGAGATGCGGTTCAATCACGCGATCGATAGCCGCCTGAACGTCCTCAATGCCGAGTAGGGCGTTGATCGAAGCATCCGGGAACTGCCCAAGGATTGTGGCCTTGATCCAGGGATTGTCCCGGCCGTAGGTTTCAATCTGGAGTTTCGCGTTGGCCAGGTTGACGCGCGGTGATCGCATCGGATCGTTGGGATCTCCCGTAACTCGGATGATGTACCAGTGTTTCCGCGCATGGCTGGCCGCATGGTAGAGACAGCCTTCCAGTGATGTGGGATTGCCGCCCATGAGAATCTTCGCCCACTCAAACGACGTGGAAAAGATCTGCTCTGCCGAACGCAGGATCGGCACGGGAATGTCGCCAGCCTCATCCATCACCACCAGCACGAATGGCGCATGGAGCCCCGACAGCGTGCGGCCCTGGGCCTCCTTGTCAGCCTTCTTGGACCACGTCCGTGCCTCCATGAAGTACGTCTCGGGGTGGTCGACGTTGTAGAACCGTTCCTTGCCCCAGACGAATTTGCGCTTCAGATACTCTGATCTGTTCTGCCAGTTCGCCAGTTCCGGCCACAGGTTGGCACGCAGGTTGTCCTGGGTGATCGAGACGCACAGGCCCTTCGGGTGTTCGTTCTTGCGGGCATAGCAGGCCATGAAGTTCAGGACCATGATGGCCATCACCGCAGTCTTACCCGGGCCGGTGCAGGCCTGCAGACTCAGCCGCATCTTGTCGGCGTCCTGCGATGGGAACACGCGCAGGGCCTCCTCCTGCCACTTGTCGGGAGTAAATTTCAGTTCTTCGTAGGCAAACGAGAGGGGATTCTCACGCCAATTGCAGATGATCTCAGCAGCGGTCATGATGGAACAAAGTGAACCACACTTCCACAGTAGACGCAGAATCCGAAAGGATTAGACTCCAGCTGCTTGGCGAGGATGACAGTGACTTCATCAAACCACTTACGGACCTCCGGCGTCTCGAGCTCAGGCTCAACGCACTTCAAAGTAAAAACTGGAACATCAAGCCGCACGCATTCGGTATGGCACACCGGACACTTCACGATTTCTTCACCTGATTGGTGCGCCATGACTTCTCGACGACCTCCTCAGTGGTCAGGTCCACACCCACACTCAGCTTGTCGGTGAGCATCTTCAGATGCCGGGCGAGTGTCTCATTGGTGCGTGCCTTGTCCATGACCTTGATCTCTTTGAGATACCCAATCAGCACGCGCTTCTTGACCTTGGGAGATTTGGGATTCTTGGGATCCATCGGTTCCTCGACGTCCTCAAAGAGCTCCTCCACCTTAAGGCTGGAGATCAGCCGGCGCAGTCCCACGGGAATGTCGGATAGCTGCTTCATCGCGCCGTCCTCGTTGAACGCGTCGAGCAGATCAGCCTGGCGATGTTCGATCAGTTCACGCAGCACGAATTCCTTGGCGTGCTGCTCCCGGGCATTCATCGCCTTGGTGAATTGCTCCTGCCGCTTCTCGTCGGACTGGATCCAGGCCAAGACCGTACCGTAGTGAATATCGTGCATCTGGCAGAACGTCACCAGGTTGCCCGCACTGGCGATGTGCATGCAGATGATTTCCAGAGCATTGTTCAGTTCGGTGAAAGACTTCGAACGCTCCTTGCGCGCGCGGCGTTTGGGCATGCCGGCCATTTATGCACCTCCAAAAAGAGGGAGCCTTGGCCTCGCGCTCCCGCTCCCGTTACTCGAAGTTATTGGCGATATCGTTGATCAGTCCGGCCAGCTGCGCGGACTGGGCCTTAAACAGTTCCTTGTCCTTGGGAGACTTGCCAGCTAACGTCAACGACGCCAGCACCACTTGGGCGATCTGAGGAGCAGCAGCCACCGCAGCTTGTGGTCCCGTCATGCCCGGCACCGACAGTTTCACTGCTTCGATGTTGGCCACGATCCCGATCATGGAATCGATACCACCACCCACCTTGCTCAAGACGGGAGCCGCCTTCGGATCGATTGCAGCGATCAGTGGCGCCGCCATCGCGAACAGTGGATTGACTTGAGCCAGCGCCTTATCGAAGCCCATCAGAACTTCCGCGAACTTTGACATAAAACTCATAGTTTCCTTTCAGTTGGTGCGGGATCCGTTTCCCGCGGACGATCACACCTCAATGCCTCGCGTACACATCGAGTTCACAGCCAATTCCAGAGTTCCCACCTTGCAATGGTCCTCATGCAGCATGCGGTACCGCTCCGACACCACAGCACTACTACCACATTCACGGCACCATTGAACACCACCACGAACCGTCTGCGAACTATCGAGCAGAACCCTGTAGAGCCTGACGCTTAGTTGCTCAGAAAGCAATGCCCGGCGATGCATCTTTTCGACGCGACGACGATCAATCTGGCTGTTGTGCTTCATTCTAAGCTCGAGATCCTCAAATTCCCTTTTCCAGTTCATTCGAACCTTTTTCTTCACAAATCCTCCACGCGCACGCGTTGTGCGCGATAGATCATCTCATTCATTGTGGTGAACGGAGGCAGTTCCTCCAGCGCACTACACATGATATCGATCAGATCCTCAGTGGGCGTCCTCCGCACAAACATCGTGCTGAGAAAATGCTCCCGCGGAATCGATATGTTCGTGAGATAACGCCCGGCAATTCCGCCGGCAGGACAGGCGAATCGATGGAACTCGCTACCGCACAAACGGCAGACATGTCCTTCGGGAATGTGTCGTCTCCAGCGCACTGGCGGTAATGGTGGTAAGTCTCGGTAATGCATCACTTTCCATGCCTCCGTAGTTCGATCATGAAGTTAATCAGAGCGATCTCGATGAGGCTGAGATCCTCGAGATGTGCGGCCTTGGCCAGGATGACGCTGAGGGCCTCCCGCGGTTCAGTCCGCATGATGACGTGGCCATCGGGTTGTTCTTCGAGCACGACGGTGATGGTTTTCACGGCCGCATCCTGTCCAAAACGGCCCCATCGAGCACCGCTTGACGACTTCTGGCCTGTACGACCCGGAGACAGGCCTTCCAGTTCCCGAACGTCCTCACAGCCGTGTCGAAGTCCGAAAGCGCCGTGTTGGCCTGCTGGAACGAAGCCACGGCAACCTGTAGTGCCCGGTTCTGAGCTGGATCGACACCGGTTCCCGGTTTAAGCCCCTTCAGGTAGGCGTCGAACGCCACGATGTTGGCGTGGACGTTTCCCAGTTGGGAGCGTTCCATCAGGGCTTGGTCCGCTACCGGCTGGGACGAATTCGATTTTACCCGGTGAAGGCACCCAGCCGCTAAGATCAACGGCACGAGAGCGC